ACCAAATCATCAATACTTTCAAGATCTTGTAGTAAAAGTCTCAAAGATATGTCGTAGCGTTTAGAAACATACTCGACATATTTTGTAATTTTAGCGTTTACCTGTTTCTTGATCTCTTGATCCAAGAGAACAAACATTTGCGCAACGGTAGCCTCGGAAAGACCCATTTTACTTACTATTAATTGTACTCTTGTTTTTAAATTTGGCAAATAGGTCGTCGATCTTTGCAGTTTTTGTACTTTTCCTTTTTGGCTTCTTGGGGATCAAGTCACCGAACAAAGCCTCCTTAGGGTTTTCGACCAAAGGTTCCAGTAGGTCACAGATAGGATTCATAAACTTATTGGTGAAATAGTAATCGTAATCCAAATCCAAATTATACTTTGTAACCCACCCGGGATCCTCAGCCCTATCACCCTGTGTCGCGCTCTTCTTTTCGGTCTTGACAAGAACATAGGGTACACGGTCACCGGATTGAGGCTCGGATCCAGGCTCACGCTCCCTCATCTTATCCCTGACCCTAACATGAGCGAGATTGTTGTTTTTGTAAGATTCGGCCAACTTTTGTGACAAAATCAATTTGTTCATAGGTACCCGCCCATCTAGAAGTTCGACCGCCCTCCTATGTGCCAGATCCTTTGCAGGTTGTGTGTCGTTACTATCCATGATAATATCCAGAATGTCCTTACTCACCTCGCGGACATAGGGGATATTGTCCCGGCGCACCAACTGCAAACCCTTCACATCAATGTAGTCCATCTTCATTTCACCACTCCTATCTTGAGTCCACATCTTGGCCGCGTACCTCTTCTTGGAATACAAAATGTAAGGCCAGTAGACCTTCTCCAACTCCAGGTTCTTGGGTTTCTTGAACAGTTCGTTGCACATCTCAGCCGCCTTTTCACCCAACTGCCAACTATAGTCCAAGGCATCCTGACCGACCCTACCCTGCATATCAAACTCAACCATAACTGAATCTGTGTCTCCATACCTTACCTTTGCACCCTCAAACTCACGCTCCACCAATTCCTTTGTCTGTTCAATCATGTGACGACCCTCACAGGTTACAGTCGCCGCGATAGCCACACACGGAAGCATACCCTTACCAGCCCCGGTGAACCCGTACACCGAATTCATCGAAACCTTGTAAGCCAACTGCTTTCCGTTGTATACCTGCTTCATCTGTCCAGACGCAGCCGCCATGTCCTTCTTCGCTTGCTTGCGGAAAGCCTTCAACTCGGCTAGAATGTCCGGAATTAGACTCTCCACATCCTGTGCAAACTTATATGTCTTACCTTCAATCACAAAACTCTCGTAATTGATTCCCTTGAGATTATCATACTTGGGATCCAACACCAGAGTGGAATAGCACAAGTTGTGTGCCATCATAATTGAAGGATACAGACCCTCAAAATCCAGCGCCGTGATAGGAGTATAATAGGCACCCGTCTGCGCTTCGAGAACAGTGGCACCCTCGTATTGCTCGTGAGGAGTGCTACCCCATCGAATGGTCGGAACCATGAAATTCTTCTCGCGAGCCTTCCTACAAACCTGACTGAATACCTTAATCTGCTGTCCGCGTTCGCAGAGATAATAGATGGGCACCCATGTCGCTTTTGCCATCTCAATCAAGTTCAACAGAACGCACAACTTGTCCAAAAGACGGTGTGGGAGTTCAGTATCCTTGATACAATATTCGGCAACTTCGCGGAGTTTCACGGGATCCTCTTCTCTGAAGCGAGCAAACATCTCTTTTGGGGACATATCAATCTTGTGATCACCCAGAAACTTCTCAGACACGGCATCCAGTCTATAGGAATCAAGGTTGTGACCCTTCTTTACTTCATGGAAAAGATCAAACGTAAACCTTCCAGACATGGGAAGAAGTTTCAGAAGATTATCACCAAGAGCGCTCGATGACAACTTTTTGTACACCATTTCACACTTGACATCTTTCAACTTGCCCAGTTCGAAAAATTCAGTCGGGCATTGATTGATGATGGCACGCTTGAAAACATACTCAAGATCGAAACCAAAGATGTTCCACCCAGTGAGAATGTCGATGTCATTTTTGATCATATATTCATGAAAACCCATCAATAGATCCCTCTCAGATTCATAATTTACGATATTGCACCCATCTAGGTTTGTGTCCGTTTTCTTGTAACACAGGCAGGTCTTATCGTAAATATCTTCCGTACCCACATGCTTGAGTGTGAATGCAATCTGAAACACAGCATCATCCTTAACATCTGCATCAGGGAACTTACCAGTGGAACTGTAGGTCTCAATATCAAACGATGCTAGGACAAATGGAGCCATTTCATCGCATTGAACGGACTTGATATCTTTCCAATTGTTACAGAACAAGTCAATGTCAGTTTTCGCGAGGTGGGATCTAACAGAGGTCTCCGCGGGAATCTCCAACCATCCAGTGGATTGAATCCCAGAACGATGCATGAACCTCAACACTGGATCCAGGTTTGATTCATACACCTTAAGAGGATGCGTCTCATCTCTCAGTGGGCGACGAAGTTTGCTGTCACACTTGCGCATCTTCTCGAGTGACCTGAAGTTCAATTTCATGAAACCAAACTTTTCATTGTTTTGGAATCCCCACAAATCTTTTGCTCTCAAAAGTTCGTAGTTATCAATCGCTCGGTCAGTACAACTATTGATTTTAGAGTACAATGCGCGTACGCTAGAATCCGTAGAATTTTTGGGAAGTTTTACGAAAAAGTAGGGTCTGAAAGGGGTTGTAACACAGACGGATTTACCATTTTTGGCGCGTCCGAAGATACTGATGAGATGTTCGCCGTCGATATCCCTTGATTCCCAGTTGATTGCTTGGAAGGACACCATGGTTCTTTCTTGTGTTATAATCGTCTAAAATTTTTAATATCCTATTACAGTAAACAAATGTCTGGTGCATTGGTCGATCTTGTTGCTAAGGGTGTCCAGGACGCCTATCTCACAGGTAACCCAGAGGTTTCCTTCTTCAGACAGAAGTATTCGCGTCATACTAACTTTGCCATGAAGCCTGTTAAACTTGTCCCCCAAGGTACAGCGGGTGCGAACAGTGAAATTTCTATAAAGATTCCCAACAAGGGTGATCTTTTGTCTTATATCTGGTTGGATCTTACACAGACAACTGTTGGTGGTAATGGTTTCAATGCTGATACATCAAATCCCGCTATTTTTGAACTCTATATTGGTGGACAGTTAATTGATCGTCAAGATGCAACTTTTATGGCCTTGCATTGGCAAAAATTCTTAGCGGATTCAGGTGCCAAGGCTATGCCTATGAACGTGGATGAAGGTGATAACGCAATTAGAGATCAGATTTTCGCTTCAACGATCTTACCACTTCATTTCTTTTTCTGTGATAGTTCCCCCTTGCCTCTAGTCGCTCTTCAGTATCATGAGGTTGAAATTAAAATCAAGTTTTCTTCTGGTGACCCTGGTGTTGTCAATGCTTACGCGAATTACATAATGCTCGATACTCATGAGAGGGAATGGTTTGTCAATAACGATCATGAACTACTTATTGAACAGGTTCAGAGAATTCCTGTGACTACCGGAAATGATAGTAACCCAGTTTTCGATCTGTCTCTCCTAAACCACCCAGTTAAATGTCTATTATGGACCAATCCTACCTCTAAGTCGTATAATACAGGTGATGTAATGATCTACCTAAATGGAACTGCTCTTTTCAATGATGATATGCCCGATAAATTCTTCACCTACGTGCAAGGGTATTATCATTCGGAACACGGGAGTGAGTTATTGAAAGGAAAGAGTGGTACAGAGGGTGGATACTCCATGAAAATGTATTCGTTCGCTCAGAAGGTTTCTAAGCATATCCCCACCGGTACGTGCAACTTCTCCAGACTTGATAACGCGGAATTAAAGATCCGGGGCCAAGTCAATGGTACTGTGAACAATGTGTACCTTAATGCTGTCAACTTTAATATCCTCAGGATAAAGAAGGGTATGGCTGGTGTCGCTTTTAGCAATTAATTATTTTATATTCATATAGTAAAATGAAGAACATTCTGGAAATGATTGATGATGCTCTGTGCAAGACTTTAAAGTTTGTTGGGGCAGATCTATGCAAGTGGATCAAGTGGATTATTCTACTTATTCTTGTTCTTCTTGTTCTCGGTATTGCTAACCGTCTCCGCTAAAAGTCTAACATGTTTTTGTGAATAAATTTGTTTTTTGTCTTTTGCCTTCTTGGAGGCTTGACGCTTCTTGCGAACATCTGGGTATGTATCCATTTTGATTTACATATATAATAAGTATTACCTTTATGGTCCATTAGGACACGATACAGTTCGTTCCAATTGTGAAAATTGAACATCCTGTGTCTCACCTTTGCGCATCCGAGACACCGCAGAGGTTAGACATTCGAAAGCATCTTGTGTATTATTTGGGTCAAACGTTAGAGCGCTACCCTCGGAAATTCCGATACCACCGGCCGTTTTGATAGCGTCTTGGTTGGCCGCCAGAAATACAAAATTCCACCCACGGGCTTTGCGATCGTCAATCAGATCGTTAACATGTTGTTTAGTATAGGTTTGACTAGAATTTTCAGCACCATCAGTCAAAATAACCACAGTGACATCTTTTTCGTCGTTTGCGTACTTGATAGCAAAACCAATTGCATCCAAAAGTGCCGTGCCTCCAGAAGGTCTGTAATTGGTTTTGTTAAGGTGTTCGGCATCCTCGATCTTAACATTATCGTGAAACTTGTGAACTTCATTGTTGAACAGGAACGTAGTTATCTTCGATTCCTTGGGTTGATCGGTTAGAAACGTATTGAAACCACCCAATGTGTCATCGAGACAGAACGCCATAGAACCGGAGCGATCAATCACACAAATAGTATTCATGGTTACTTCTTCTTACCGATATATGGAGTCTGTTCTTTATGTGATTTCCCAGTAACTCGTATTGATGTAGTAAACATACTTGAAACCATATTCCATGATGATTGCAGCCATCCTATTGGCTCTTGAACCATTATTGCAATATACAAGGATACCCGTATTTTCATGTAGTTCACTGAATTTTACGTTAGACACACCAGTTAAAGGAATGTTTCTGGCACCTTTAAAATGCCCGTTATCCCATTCCGCACGCGTTCTCGCGTCTACAACCAATTGTATTTCACGATTTTCCATCATTTTTTTGGCATTTTTTGCTGTTAATAGTATACCCTCTTCCGGGTAAAGCCATCGATGAAAATAATATACAAAGTTTTCCATGTATATTTATAATTTATTTATTTAATGTTTTAATTATGGTTTCAGTATCAAATTCATAATCTACTTCAATCCCCTTGAAAGATATCTCGATCTTATCGGTTTTGGACATATCAACATTGAATTCTGTACAAATCAACATATCAGATAATGACAAGTTTGCAACATCGTTGAATTTTTGTTCATCTATCTCCTCAATCGAAATAATTGAACCAAAATCACAAAATCTATTTTCATTCAATTCAACTTTATTAAATGCAACATTCATATCCATATTAGGCCATTTGTTATATTTCTTTTTGTAATCACTTATGTAGTCCCTGCATTTTTTAGCATCCATGTGATGTCTGAAACACATATATCGTGGATTTGACTGTGGGGGTACCACGGTCAAATATCCAGTTCTAAATCTCAGCATGTGATACATGGTTTCTATATAATAATAAAATTTATACGCCGGTTGATCCAAATCCACCACTTCCTCGTTGCGTTGAATCAATGTCACTCACTACTTCAATATCTGGAGTGGAAAACTTCTCCAGAATCAACTGCGCAATTCTATATCCGGGTTTAATCACGTAAGGATTCTTATCGTGATTGAACAGTACTACCTTCAGTTCACCGGTATAGTCTGGGTCAACAACACCCGCACCTACATTGATGCCATGCTTGACAGAAAGACCTGACCTGGGCGCCACACGACCGTACACGCCATCTGGTAGTTGAATAGAGATCCCTGTTGAGACAACACCCCTACGACCAGGTAGAACCACGAAAGCCTCCGAACTGTAAAGATCGTATCCAGCGGCACCAGAGGATCCGCGAGTTGGGACGGTCGCTTGTTCGGAGAGTTTCTTGATCTTGAGACTCATTTATAATAACATGTGGTGGAATCTTTATTTATATTTGGGACACATGGACCCTCTTTTCAACCATTTATTGGCATTGCTCTTTGTCATCTGTTTTAAAGCAATTGGTACTAGGTATTTGTCAGCAGTGTGAAACGTACAACCCTTCATTAAAAAACTGTGAACTCTCGCATATCCCCATGCTCGTTGACTCGCACCTGGGCGGTGTCCAGTTCTCCACGCGGCCATCCCTTTGTCGTAAACCTCTTTGATAACACTCAAAGGAACTCCAGTCGCTATAGACTTTTGTTTTAGACTTTTAGCGTTTGGAAACTCTTTTTCAAACGTGGTTGTGTATTTTGATGTGCGAACCTTTTTACATTTATCCGTTGCGAACTTACGGTAGGCTTTTGGATCGTTTGATTTTGTTTTAGAACCTTCAAGAATTCTTTTGTATCGCTGATCAACTTCACGTTGAGTCTTCAAACCTTTGAAATATTTCACGGGGCTGTAGACCCTCCCAAACTTATCGCGTGACTTCTCGATTCTCTCACTGATTTGCATTTGTCTTTTATATAATCCCTTGCGAAATTTTCGTCGCATAGCCACCTGTCATCGACAAACACCCATCCATCGTATGGATTCTTCAACCCCTTGAATCTCTTGTAAGTCCATAGGACATATTCGGGACCCGCTTCTACGTTTTTCAAATACTTGATCGCCGTTAGAATCGAAGTGAATTCAATACCATAAAAATTCACTTCGTTTGTTTCCATATTTAATTTGCCTTTGTGTTTATCGAACTCTACTGTTGTGAACTGGATCATATTTGAACTTTTCGAAAGGTAGAGTTCTATCAACCTTAGATAATCTGTACTTTTCTTTTTTATAATGATTGTCAAAAAGTATCATACACATTGCATCTGATATATCATGCTTCCTGGAAAGAGATTGATATTTTTCAAAACTTTCTAAAAACTTTTCTGCAATTTCAATCGTTTTTACTTTTCTTCTTTCATAATCTAAATGTCCTATCATGAAATGTGAATGCATCGCATTTGGTGAGATGAGATGGGTTTTCTGCCTGTACTGATAAAGTATTAAAGCCTCTATGTTGGTAAGACCTGTAGGTGGTTGCCGCTCGACCAATATTTTGTCTGCGTTTTCCAGAATGTGTCCATACTCCTGGATAAAGTGCGCAAAAAGATCAGCAACTTCGTTTGTGTGAGGTATTTTACATTCATGGGGTTGCACTTTGTGGTGCCTAATACACGTCAGATTGATCTTGTAGACATCCTTGACGGTTATTTCATATTCTTCATTAATAAAGGCGGACACTATTCCCATGTTGTGGTATCCAATATCTATGGACACAACATTCATCATATATTCTATAAATATCTTTATTATATAATAATGAAGTCCGATAGACTTTTAGTGATACTTGCGCTCGTGACATTGATTATCGTGGTCATGATGCTGCGCCCCAAGCAGTCCCCTTCCACCACGGTTGTTCGCGTTCAGGAAACTGCACCCAGACCCTTTTTGGGAGGTAGTGTTCTTAGATCTCCGGAGTTCCGCAGACCACCTCTGAAGGAATACAAACCTAGGATGTACCAACAGATGGGTCTTTTACTGAGCGACGACGAAACCCTTCCTCTTTACGGAAAGGAAAGCCCCACACACAGAGATAGATACTTTTATTACACAACCACTCCAGGAGATCAAATTTACCCCCTCCCAGTTTCATACGACAACAGGGACTGCATGGATGATATTGGATGCCAAGAATTTTACGGTAACGAAGAAGTGACAGTTACCGGAAAATCTGGATCTTACAAAACAAAGATTTACAGCAATAGACAAATGTATTACGATGATAGAATTGTTTAAACAAACACAATATTGAATTTTTTACTGATAATATTCTTAGCACCATTTATTGTCGGGTGAGACCATAAAAGCCACCTAGACCAAAAACCCGCGGTATCTATACCGTTCATTTTCCAATCCTCTTTATCACTGACAACAACTTTTAACATGTCTGTGTTAACTTTCCGAGGATCTTTCTGGTTTAATATGTATTTTGGAATATTACCTCCGTGTCTGCCCACATATAAACGCATTCTCATAGGGTTTTTGTGTTTGGTGTAGTCTGAATATCCAGATGCACCAAAGTCAACCGTTTTTCCATTTTCCAACACAACTCTGAACTTTTTAGTTGCTCTTGGACTTTTCAGAAGTTTCACTCTTGTCATCGTCATTTACATTTGTATTATTTTTTTTTAAAACCTTGTAAATGTAATATCCGATACCGACACTAGCGACGGCGCACGTAATTCCCACATATACATTCTTAGACTCCATCGTTGTATTGGAATATTATGGTGCGTTTTTTTTAATACCGTATATTAATATGGAAAATAAACGCGAAAAACCAAAGGAAAAGGTCGTAAAGGTATGGCACAAACAACAGGAACACATTCTGAAGAACTGGGGTGAGATGTGTGCGTGTTATAGGTATTTACATTACCGCGCGTACCAAAAGTTCAAAAAACAAAGTATGGCTTTCACCTTGCCCATCATCATAATCAGTACCATAACCGGGACGGCAAATTTCGCACAGGAAACGTTTCCCCCTAGCGTACGATCTTATGTACCCGCGGGTATCGGCACTCTAAATCTTATCGCAGCCATCATGACTACCATCTCGCAGTTTCTAAAGGTAAGCGAACTCATGGAGAGCCATCGCGTCTGTTCAGTACATTACGGAAAACTTTCGAGAAATATTCGTCTGGAATTGACATTACCTCTCCAAGAGCGTACACACGATGGTTCAAACATGATTGAAATTTGCAGATCTGAATTTGATCGGCTCATAGAACAATCTCCACCGATACCCGGTGACGTTTTAAGAAAGTTCGAACATAAGATGAACGCAGACGGTGGAACCTATACCACACCCGAAATATTGAACGTACAGAGCATTGTACCTTATAACGGTCACAGAGAAATTGAACTCATGAAAAAGACAGTGGACAAATTCAAACACGTCGTCCAAGAAGCCGACATAGTTCATTTACCTCAAAAGGCTGGAAACAGTATCATCAACGAAATAAAGGGATTGCGGAGAAAGGGTGTCGTTAAGAAACACTTAGACGACATTGAAAAGGGTGTTCAACTTCCGGTTGATGGCACAGACACGGAACATGATGAAGATGAGGATACCGACGAGAATGAAATTAAAAGCAGCACCACCTAAAATTATAGGACGGACTTTCTTTTTAACAGATTTATTGTTAAAAATTAAATCTGCGAATTGATCAGTGATATCATCCATCTATGGACCAGTATATTATAACCCAACGAAAAAAAGTTGCTGATGTTTATGGCAGGGATGATATTTCGAGGGCATTATGGGACATCATTTCAAACAAGGGAACGGTTTGTGTGTATGGGATTTCTGGGGTTGGTAAGACTTTTTTGTTAAAATCTATTTTGAAAAATGAAAAGCATGTGGAAATCACTTATGATGATATCAAAAGTAAAGAAACTACAAACAATTTTTTATGTAGATTGAAAAGCACAAAAAGTCATATTCTTATAGATGATATTGATCCAGATGTATCCGGGTGGAAAGAAATTGCGAATCGTGTTAGGGAAGGTAAAAGAATTTCAGAGGGTGCATTGATATTCATCACAAAAAGTATCCATAAAATTGATTTTTGTGATTGTATACAAATCAATCCATTACCACTTGATGCATGCATGAACATTGCTAAAAAAAGGTTTCCAAATTGTGAAATAGAACATATTGAAAAAAGTTTTAAATCTGCTAATGGAAATCTTAGAAACTTTTTTGATTATTTAGATTTTTCAGATGAAAAGGATATTTTTCTCTCCCCGAAGGAGATGGTCCATGATCTATTATCCAAAAGTGATAGACACCCCAGTAAATATATAGGACACACGGTAGAAGATCATGGGTATTCGTGGGGTATAGTGCATGAAAATTACGTAAATGCGAGAAACATAGACGACAAACTGGCAAAAATAACAGAGAACATGTCCATAGCCGACGTGTACGACTCCAAGATTTACGAAGGTGACTGGGACCTTATACCGTATTTTTGCAACCATGGCATCATATCACCCGCTATCGATATTAACCAGACTTTGTTTAGAGAATCCATCAGACCTGGGAGTGCATGGACCAAGTTTAACAATTATAAATCAAGATCTTCAAAACTAAAAGAAATATATAATCGCACAAAACTTAGAATACCTGAATTGTTACATCTTAGAACACTTTGCAACATGGATCACGACATGGCAATCAACATGATGGTGGAATATAACATAATTCCTCAAGATTTAGATGTAATCAACCATTTGGCATTATCAAATAAGATAAAAGCAAAAACCGTTCAATTACTAAAGAAGCGACTTCGCCATGAAATGGAAAAATAAGTCTCATCACGACTCGGATTCTGAGGACGATTCCGATTGTGAATGTGAGAATGAGTGTGTTCGTGTCAACAGCACAGACATTTATTTTTACGGGGACGTCAATAACGAAAACATTTTGGATCTAATTTCAGACCTCAAGACACTTGAACGTAAACTTCTGAAAAAGGCGGTCGATCTCCCAGGGTATAACCCCGTAATCACTCTGCACATCAAGAGCGATGGTGGTGACGTGTACGCTGGGATGAGCGCTCTGGATCATCTCGAGAAAAT